CTAACATCTCCAGCTCTTTTAAGTATGGATAATCCCGGACCTATTGCATCGTTGGCATCAAGATTTAGATAGCCATCGGTAACTAGGTATTGAGCCCTATGAGTTGAGTCTGCGTATCCGATACGCCCTTGAGAATCCTCATAGAGGTAGCCAAGTCCGCTAGTAGCAAATCGAGAGGCTAGGTTATAAACTGTGTCGTTTAGGTTGCTTTCAGAGTGAAGCTCATAATCGCCAGGAGTATCGATTTCTCCTAGTCCGCTATTTTCTGCATCCTGCCATTGGGTAGTAGCGTCATACCCATTCCAAGTCTCAGCTGCTGGGACTTCATTCCATTGGTCAAATAGGACTCTTGATAGCAATTCTTCTATTCGGTCTCCATCAACTTGATGAGGAAAGTTGCCCACATATACTGCGCGGTTAAGTCTAGCCAGAGCACCAACTGCAACGATTCTTATGTCTTGGCTGGTTGCTGTTGATCCAGAATATCTAATTGTTATTCCAAGGTCAGTTATAAAGCCACCAAATAAATTAACATAACTAGCGCTTGAGTCTTGAACTTCTATCGTCACTGCGTCATTGACTTCAAAAGGAACTGATGCTTCAGCTGTTTCAATAAGTGTTAAGTTGCAATATCCTGCAACGGGCTGTGAGTAAATATCATCTCGGCCCGAGGTAATAGTTAGGCCGCTAAGTGTTGCGCCAGTAACTGTTGAGCCATTGACAGTAATGCGATAGACGGGACTCCAGATACTCATAAGATTAGTTGGCTACCGCCCCCGCCTGTTCTGCGGTCTGTGTTGTTTAAGGCCAAGATAACTGCTCTCGTAAATCCTTCTTCGTCTATTGCTGATGGAGCATTAACATTAACGATAACATTTCCGCGTTCTTCGCCGCGTCTAGCTGCTGCTACATCAAAATTAGAAGGGATGGCGTTACCGCTTGGAACCAATCCAGATGGAAAAGTAGGCATTACGCCTCCGACAACTGGGACAGTTACAACACCGCCGCCACCGCCGCCACCGCCGCCGCCTGTGCCGCCTCCGCCGCCGCCACCAGTAACTCCGCCACCAGTAACTCCGCCTGAAGTTCCACCGCCAGTAGTTCCACCACCAACAGAACCGCCAAATGGTAATCCTCCGACTGTCACTGTGTTTGAACCCGTTGAACCCGTTCCAATTTTTGGAATCAATCCAATATTAGGCAATACTGGTATTCGGTTATAAGCAGCAATGATTCTGTTGATTTGCTCAATAACTGAATTAGCTAAATCTTTTACTTCTCTAGTAACTGTGGCAACTATTGTAACAATCCCAGCAATAGTTTTACCTACTGCCACTATTGAATTTACTAGCGCGTTTTCAAATATAGGGACAAGAAAAGTTTTGATAAAAGACCATAAATCGCGCAGAGTATCTTCGTTATCTTTAAATGCTTTAATGATTGGATCAACGGCTCTGGCTTTGGCTTCTTGAAATTTAGGAATCAAAGTATTAACAAAGTAATCCATCAAATTTTTTAACATCGGCAATAATGCAGCACCTACAGATTCTTTTGCTTCATCAAAGCCGACTTTAAGTCTTTGGATTTGTCCTTCAAATGTATTGGCTTGCACTGTAGCTGCTCCGCCAAATGTGTCGGCCAGTTCTTGCATTGTGCCTTCAAGTCCCAGCGTCTTGATTTCAGCAGCTGATAATCCAACACCGAGTCTGCCTAAAGCCCCTGTATTGCCTTCATATGCTTTACCTAAGGCATTTGATACCGCCTCTACTCCTTTACCAGTTGCCGCTGAAATATCTAAAGCAAGGTCTAATAATTCTTGGGCTTCAGTAACATCCCCCGTCGCTATTGCTAATCTTTGGAGTGCTGGTCTAAGTTGATCATCAGCAACACCAGTAGCCAGAGAAGTTTTTAATATCTGCTTTTCAATAGAGGCTATTTGATCATTAGTTGCCCCAGTAACATTCTTCAAAGCATTTGCTAAACGAAGCTGGGCAGCCTCATCTTCAATAGCTGCCTTAACGCCATCAACGGCTAGCTTGACGGCATAGGTTGCTGCCGCTGCTGCGGCCGCTGCAAAAGCTACGGCTGCGACTTTACCAAATTTTTCTAACTTACCGCCAAAGCCTTCAACCTCTTTAGAGCCAGTATCAAGATTTTTCTTGAGATCAGCGACATCAGCAAGAATCGAGAGCTTGAGCGTTCTACTGCCAGCCATTACTTATCCCACTCTTTCAATATCTTGGAAAATGCTTCTTGCCATTTCTTAATCAATTCAGGCTGAATCTTACGAAGGGTTGGGTAGATAAAGTAGCCAGCGTTTCCGCGACCTTTGCTCGGTGTTCTTCTGGGGAACTGACGCAAGCGATTACTTCCAAATTCATAACCTGCCCAGAGTTTTTGTGTGCTACCGCCACCAGAAAAGCGCTGACTTGCAAAGCCGTAAGAGAACTCTCCGATTTTTGAACTGGCCGAGACTTTAACGCCAGTTGCAATTCTTCTAACTGCTTCTTGACCAAAAGTCCTTGTGAGCGCATAGGCTTTGATTTCATTTGCTGCGTAAGTAGCCAGCGCGCTAGATTCGCGTTTAGCTTGGCTAACGGCTTCGTCATCCATCGCTTTAAATGCGGAAATGATTGAGCGGAGCTCGCGTTTGTCATAGCTGATTGGTAACTCATCTGCCATCGCTGCGCTCCTTTAATATATCTATGGCCGTCATTACTTGGTCGATATCTGTCCAGTAAGGCATTGGAATCCCAGTTGCGATAGCAATCTCGATGATTAGTCGGTTGATGCTTCCGGGCTCGTAACTTTTGGGCTTTCATCTCCAATCGTCATTTCCTCAACTGTCAGCTCCCAAATCTCTTGGGACTTGGTTGGTTTTCCTGCTGCTTCGCGCTTATACGCAAAGTAAGCAAGATCTAAGAAGTCCGCTTGCTGGTAGGCCGAAATATCCTTCATCGAATAAATCGACTTACCAGTTTTGCGTTCCCACTTAGCCCATTCTGGCAAGCCAGCCTGATAAGTAGTTGATTCGCCTGAGCTGTATTTAATTGTGATTGATATTTTCATAGCTCCCGATGCTCCGATCTATTAGGTGTAAGACTCTGCAGGTGTTCCAACTACTGTAAGAGTCCAAGTGTCGGTAAGGGCTCCTGGTGCAGCTCCTCCAGCGGTTGGGAAAATAGGTAATACATTGAAAGTAAATACTGCTCCAGTTACGGCGGTGAAAACTACTTGAACTGTTGTATTTGGGTTTTGCTCAGCATTGTTCCACATTGATTCAAATAGTGAGCCGTGAGCACCAGCAGCGCCCCAGTCCTGAAGTAATTCAATTGTGAAAGTCCATTGCTTATCAACTGACTTATATGCGCGACCATCAAGAGTCTGATAGGTCTCGATAATAGTCTCAGCCGACAAAGTGGCTGAAGTGGTTTGAGCGTCATATGGCTTCGTATCAAGTGTGAAGGTCACATCGCGCCCCGTTATGATTGTTGTGCTCATTGGGTCTCCTATGCGGTTTGCTCGTAGCGGACGCTCAAGCGTATATCTGAAACTAGCAGGGTAGTAGTTCCTACTTCAGTTACTGATGGTCTTTCGACTGTCGATAACTCATACTTGGAAGCATTTAACTTTCCAAGAATACTCATTACTAATTGCTCTAAATTATCAAGAGCTGCTGCGTTAGAAAAATAAGCAACGCAAGCCGTGATGGTGTAATTTAATTTGACTCTAGTTGTGACTTTGCCCAAGACTTCAAGCTCCATATAGGGCGAGTCTGGAATGATGACAATTGCAGGGACAATTGGCGCTTCTGGGACTGAGTCATAAATATTGGCTGCTACTGTTGATAGAGCAGTTTTAATAGCGCCTCTAACATCTGTTGAAATAGGCATTAGCCAACCATAGTTTCAACATCAAGATAAGGCCCTAGTAAGCCAGTTACCTTGGCAAGTAAATTCTTAGATAGGCGGTAAGGGGTTACTGCAAAATCTACGCCTTCTATTGATCCGCCTGCTGCGGTTCTTGCTTGGAATATTTCGACTGAGATAGCCAGAATTGCAGCTTCAGCATTGGCATTTCCGACATAGGTTG